TTGCATTTCGTTAATTTGGAACGACTGTTGCTCTATGCGTAACTGCATTGCTTCAATAGCCTTTTTATTTGACCATGTAAAGTTACTTAAAAGTTGTAACTTTGTCCATAATCCATTCTTTTTTTTCCTTTTCCTAAAAGGATTGTAAAGTACTCTCATTATCTTATTCCTAATTCAAGGTTAAGTTCTAGTTTCCAGAGTATTATTTGACATAGTATATGACTACTATCATTGTCTTCGCATATATAATGGATAAATCCAATAGAGAAAAATTTAAAAAGCGTAAACTTTATAGCATTTTCACCAGTTCTTATGTAAAAGATATATTCCATCATGAGCGTTTAACTCTCTTCACTTTTTGTATGCTGGCACCATTGGGCAATTCTATCCCTTCTTTTGCAAGGGACATACAAGCCTTTCTGAGCTTAGCTTTGTCTACTTTTTGCACTATTTCTGTTTTAATGAAATCATCTGGAAGTGCGCTCTGGTCAAGAATGACAACAGAACCATATGTTTCATAGAGCTTATACCTCGCAGTATCTGTTTCCAATACACCATTTTCATCACCAAGTTCTTCGATTAACATCGGCAACAGTACCTTGTTTAAGTAATCGGAAGTTCTTGTAAGGGCGTATTTTCTATTACGAAGACGAGCAATTTCACTTTTATGTACTTCTATCTCTGCATCTATTAGGTATTCTCTCTCCTTGATATTTTGTGAGAAAAAGTCAATGCCATCAGCCTTGCCTTTTATCTTCCTTTGTATCAAAGCCTGCTCCTCTAAAAGAGCAGGGAGAGTTTCTTCGTTAGTGTCCAGCTCCATCCTTAATACAATGTCCATATGGTCACCAATTAATTCTCTTGCTGTTTGTTTCTTTTTATCTCTACTCATAATCTCTCCTTAACCTAAATGACGGTCTCCATTTCAAAGGAATATCTTCAAAAAGTTCACCATCAGAGTTTTTAAACAACGATAGATATTTCATGGTATCTTTAGCTTGCCCATTTATACCAATGACTTTACGAGACGCATTCTCAATAGCACCACTACCTTTACCAGCATATAAATCAAGAACATCTGCTTTAGAGTATTCTCTACTTACCTGTGACAATTGTATAATTATTATATCATTATTAACAGCCATGTTTGATAGACTGTGACTAATATATCTCACACCTTCATATTCCCCTCTATGGGCTGGACCGGGGTCAATAAGGTCAATATAATCAACAACTACGACTTGAGGGTCTAGCTCTTTAATCTTTTCAGCTATGTCATCAATCGTTGGTTGTATAGTCTGTATAATAATGTGGTCTAATAATCCTTTATGGTCTTCTGCTATTTGCTTTGCGTTCTGTTCTACTTGTTGTTTATCTACATCGGCAACTATCTGAATATGTCTTTTATGCATGTACCAATCACTCAATTCTAAACTTAAATACAATGTATTCAGTTGTTGGTCTGGGTCTATTCTGTCTTGTGCAGAATTATAACCACAGATAATATTTTGAGCAATCGTTGTTTTCCCCGAGCCAGTAGGACCAAAAATAGTCACTAATTCACCGGGATAAATCATGCAATCCAAATTTGGGAGCCCAAAGATTTTTGATAAATCTATAGTTTTCCCACTAAAATCTGTTGACAATCTTTCTTCTAATCTCCGTTGCAATTGTGTGAAGTCCTTTACATCTATAGTATAGTCCTTCCTCTTGTAATGAATACATTGTGTTTGACACCTAGCTTTCATCTCTGGGTCTTTACAACCATATTGATACCCATTATTGTACACGCTTTCGACCTTCTCCAAAATAATGTTCTCCGATAACTGGTCGCCATTCCAGTAAAGTAATGCGGCTTTTGTAGCATCACTTGGTATCCCATTTCTTCTGAAGTGTGAAGCAATTCTGAGTATTATATTGTTTCTACTACCAGCCTGTGGTCCTTCTTTCCACATAATTTGTACACAGGGTACAACCTTATTAGGTTCGGACACAGCTTTGAAAGCCCTTACGGGCTCAACGGCAGTTTTGATAGATTTATCTAAGGATTCATCTCCCCACATAACATCTTCCCAATCAATACAGGATGGTTCTCTAGCCAGAGATTTAACTTCGTCAAACTTCATACCAAGAAAAGTCTTAAATGGCATAAGAGTCTTAAATAGATTAGATTTAGGGTTCTTTGTCCCTTCTTCCCTATATATAGCAGTTCTCATGTAAACAGCGGGGTCAATATCCACGCTTGTTATCAATTGAGTTAAAGTCTGCTTAACTATATAAGGCAAGTCTTGATGAGGTTTAAATCCAAAACAATCGGCACTAACAAGTATATGATACCCTGTGCCACTGAAATAAATTCTGTAATTCCCATCCTTTAAACCTAATTCCATTAATTCTTTTACGCAAGTCTGTGCTTGTTGTAAGGTGTAACTATCACTATTGTCTTTTTTATCAATATCAATAAGAATATTATCACAATATCTCTTACCAATATAATCTTTTAAAGAGTGGTTAGTTCTTACAAAGTCAACAGCATTGACATCATATAAATAATGAGACCTATAAATAGGTATACTGCTTCCCTTAGCAAAGAATTCATCTAAGTTTTTCTGGTATTCTCCAAGAGTCATAAGGAGTCCCCGTTGCTGAGGACTCCCTATTGCTACTTCAACATATAATTCCACTATTTATGTAGTTGGTATACCCGTGAAACTAAAACGGCAATTCGTCTGCTGACGCAGTCGCTGTCGTTGAAGGAGACTTGGCAACATCTGTAGAAGATGCCTCCTTAAGAAAGCCCTTTTGTTGCATGTAGGTTACATAACTCGAAAGTTCTGCTTTCCCTTTTGCATCATTAGTGCATATCTTGCCAAGTACTCTTTTATATATCTTATCGCCAGACTTTTTAGGAGCCTCACGATATATGTATATATAAAATCTTAGGGGTGCTTCCAACATGGGGTTGTCAGACCCGTTCATAGTATTAATATGAGCGTTTAGAGCACCAGTGATACTTGTAATGGCTGTGCCATCTTCGTTCTCCCACTCGCCCTCTGTATTTATTCCGCCAGTAAACCCAATAGCATCTTTAAAATAATTAAAGTGTCTAATCATTTTATTAGCTTGTATACTGCCATCCGCTTCTCTTTCAAAAGAACCTTTAATGGCATGTACTTGGGGGTACTTGCTTCCTTTCAGGGTAAAATGTACATCTACCCATATATCAGCCCAATCAAATTGGTCTGACTTGTCTTCAACCTTCATGACACCAGCTTCAAAGTAACCAGTAAAATCATTGTTGGTAGAAGAAGTTTTGGTTTTTAATAACGCCATGTTATTTAACCTCCTCTTCTGTGTATTCTGTGATTGCCTTTGTTATATCATCGTATGTGAAAGGCAAGAGTTTCCCATTTAAAGGTCGTAGCCTTGAGCCAACTGTTCTCTCATCATAAGCCTGAAAAGAGACATTAGGTACAAGTTCGTCTTTTTCGACAGTACTATAACCTATAACATCTGCTCTGGCACAAAGTGCATAGCCTAAACCTCTTGGGAGGTCAGGACTTAATTGTACTTTTCCGTCTTGCATTTGGGATTGTTTTGAATGGGAAGTAATCACTAAGGTAGAACCATGTTTCTTCATAAGCATTTGTAAACGCTTAACTAAATCAACATTTTTCCTCCTAGCTTTTCCCCAATCAGCTCCCCACTGACCTTCACCCATAGATGTAATACCAAGTTCTTCACATACGGCATGTTCAATCCAGCCGTTAATAGTATCGACAGTATCGATAACTAAAGTTTCATATGGTAACTTAGTCCAATTATCCTTTAACCAAAGATAAACTTCAGCTAAAGAATAGACTTCCATGGGTTTCCCTTTATCCTTCCCAACACGGTTATAATAACCTCGTTCCTTAATAGGAACAATGTGCTTATCTCCTTGCTCATCAAGCGTAAAGGGGGGGTTTAATGATGCAACTGTAATAACATTTGCACCGTCAACAAAATCAGCACCTAAATCTGTATCGAGAACAAGAACACCTTTAGTGCCCTTCTTCGACCAGTTAGCCGCCGCAGTTGTTTTGCCCGTTTTGGGCTGACCGATAAAATACCAAGTCAGCCCACCGGGATGTTCTGTCCAATCAGTTGAAACTGTTCGGGGTTGTATTTGCATACGACATGTCCTCCACTATAATAGGGGTATTTGAATCATCTTCTCCACAGTAAAAGTTCATCATCTTTATGTCTAAAGGCGATAAACCTTGCCAAATATACTGATAAAAAGGTCTTTCTGTCAAGAAATTAAACAGTTGGGTTACCCCTAAACCTGCAATTAAATTGGCACAAAAGATTGTATGTTTCATGGTACAAGGTGCTTCCTCTCCAGATTCTCCGTTAGGGAACCAATAGTCCATATAAACATCGCTATTCTTTGTCACAGTAATACAAGACATTGTTAAAGCATCCATTCTCATGTCTATAAACACTTTTCTATCTTCTTTTTCTTTCCACTTTTCGTAAACTAGTTTTCTTGAATCCATACTATCTGTACATACTATGGTTTTGTCGGACAAGACTTGACCGTTGCCCGTGAATTTCTCCACGAGCATTTCGGTCTTAACATCTTCTCCACCATAGTTTTCTGCTATCTTATTTGCCATTTTACATTTAGAGTTATCATCACCTCTGGAATACCACTCTTCTGGATACAGAGTTGTACCAAAATTATGTTCTTCCATTGTATCGTCATCATAACCCCTTATAAAATCAAAACCCATAGTAGCTAGTAACATAATTACTGCGCTTCCTATACCGCCTAAACCTACGATTGTTACATCGTCAAGCTTCTGTTGTGGTATTAAGTCTTGATTTCTCAGGTGTTTCCGGGAGAGCGAGGACATCCATAACCTCCTTTGCATTAGCGTTAGATGAATCGTTCCAAGAGTTTATAAAACTGAGAGCGTCAATCCCCAATTCTTTTAACTCGTCTTTGAAAGTTTCAAACAAAATCTGGTTATCTTTATAAGCTTCCGCTAGTAAAGTGATATAACCACTTTCGGGTTCAGCCATATAAGCCGCCCGATGTTGTAAACCTTCTATGACTCTTTTGTCACTGTTAGTGTTACCTGCTTCATGACCAAATGGGTAGCCATACCCACCACTTCCATTAAAGAGAGTTCCTTGATTATATTGTCCATTTCTGTAATAACCAGTAGTCACTACAACAGATTCTACTTTCTTCTTCTTCTCTAATCCCTTTGCAATGTAACTCCATTTCTGTTCATCTACATCTGGTGGCATGATTAACTGAATATCAGCTTCATCTGCTTCTTCAACATGTACAATTTCATATTGGTCAGCATATGATACTGCAAATGCAAACTTCTCTTTCTTACTTGCTACAACAGTAGAACAATAAAAGTTCTGTATTGGAGCATTGTCTTCCAGACAGTCTGTATCAGTTCCACTAAAGAAAGCACCCATAGTATGGTGAGAATGTATTATTCCCATCATACACTTTTCTGTCTCTGGGAAATTTTTCCAAGTTTTCTTGAGTATTTTTGCAGTATCGCCAGCGTCTATTACTGTTCTAGTCCCGTGACCTAAGTCAACAGGATGAAAATGAACTAATTCAAATCCCGAAGGATATTTTTCATCTTTTTCGAAATGTGGCTTGTACCATGCAGGTCCACTCCACTCAGTTGACGGGAACTTCTTTAAAAAGTAGTTCACTTTGTTCCATGTTCGGTAAGGTATTCTTAAGAACATTTTTTAACTCCTTGCTTTTTGTAGCATATCCAGAAATAAATTCTCTATATGCAGTTGTTATTACTATTTTGTCCATTGTGTCTCTGAGCTCTTTTGCCTCTACAAGACTTTTGGGGAATTCTGGGAATAATACATCCCACAGTCTGTGACAGTTTTTTAACTGCCCTGCCCTCTCGTCTTTATCAAGGTCTCTAATGTCATATAAATAACCATTCATGTACTTACTCATTGCATCTTGGTCTTCTATATTACATCTCACACTAATGGTCTCACTTAACCAGTTGCCCATATTCCCAAACTCTCCAATAACCCATTGTTGAAAGAATCTAGACATCATTTCAGTCCAAGCATCATTAATACTTAATGATACACCTTTGTAGGTCTTACTAAAATCAACTTTTGCAATTTTAGATGAATTTCCAGTTAATAATAAATTAATAATATCACGCTGGTGTTCCATCTTGACATTTTGCGAACCTTTTCTCATACTTCTAAAGGTTGATGCTATTTTATCAAATAAAATAAACATAAAGTTGTATTCAGGAAGATTCTCCTTAATAGAGTATGACTGTTCTTTATAGACAAACAGATTACCATCGAATCTTGAGTCACTATCATTTTCACTTAGATAACCTTCTTCAGTTAACATCGCATAATCATGATTTCTTAACACTCTTGCTTCTTGGTAAGACTCTTCAAAGACAGCCGCTGGTTCTGAGTTTCTTACAGCCTGTTCCCAGCTTATCAGTTTATCCATTATTTCATTAATATTATTGTTTTTACCTAATAATAATAACAAATTAGAACAACCATCGGTTCTTGGGCTATTACCTTCACTATCGGCTTGTCCAAACAATTGCATCAAACTGCCAAATCTGTAATCACTACCAGAATTAACCGTTCTGACCATCTCTAACTGACTTGCTTTGTCTTCAATGTTATGGTAATTAACATGTGCCCAAGTATCCAGTCCAGCAAAGAATAGTGCTTTTAAATCACCATATGACCAAGTATACCCTGAGCGTTTATTAATCCATTGAGTAATTCTAAGACTAAGTTCACAATCACTCCATTTAGCATTAAAGTTGTGCCAATCTGTGTATTCTTTCATCATTTCTTCATAATCATCTTCATACTCGTCTCTATCAGGATAATTTAAACATACACGAGGTGATTCAACACCTACTATGTCATGGATTTTCTTGATATAATAAGAGTATTGACGATTGTTCATTTCTTCATTATCTTCATAAAGAAAGAAATTGATGAGTTTACTCCAAATGTTCCAGTTCTCATTCTCTTCAGCACAAAAATCAATTAACCAATCTTCTCCAAGAACACTTACTAATACATTGTTGTATGTTCTTGCTAAATCTGGTCTTCCAAGGTTTAAATTACCACCCGTACACCAAGGAAAAGGTTGACGATGATGTGCTCTGTCAGTTGGTATCCTATCATGGTCATATACATTTACATTGAAAAATGTACTACGATAGTTATAATCACAAAGAAATCCCCTTAGTGTCTCTACTTGATGATAAGCAGTTTGTCTCTGTGAATCTTCAAGATTACCAGCCCAATATCCCCAACAAGCCTGTGCTTGTGCGTCAATATGAGGATGATAAAGTTTCTGAAAAGGAAAATCAGCTAATTTATAAGCATCTTCAACTTTTTCTTCCATTAAATATCCTATAGGTTTACATTTCTGTAAGAATCTTACATGACAAGGTTCATAACCAGTCAGTCTAGCTCCTTTCTTCATGTCCCAAGCAACATATACTGGTGGAAGATAAAAGTATTTCTTTACCCGTATTCTACAATCTCTTAAAATTAGCATTAAATACTCTCTTTTTTCATCATATATAAATTCGTATTCTTTTAAAAATTTATAAACTTCTTCACCTACAAATTTTTCAGGAATACTTATTTTATTAGCAAAAAGATTATTTATCATTTCTTCAGATTTTATTTCATATTTTACAGTTTCTCCAGTATTGGTGTATCCTGTATATTTTACTGTTTCTTTTCCAGTTAATCTCTTTAGTTTTCTTTCTTTTGATGCAAACATAAGGATTTCCTCCCTGTTAGTTATTAATTCGTTGCAAAGTGCAACATTATGCAACAAGGGTATAGGTTATTTGTTTCCCTATACCCCGTTACGGTATTCGAAAGCAGTGCTAAACTACCGCACTTGAACTTTAAAAGTTCTGTGCCCAGACTCTTGGCGAGCTTTCTGGAAAGAGACTACTGCCCCGTCTTTAAGACGAGTATTTGCAGTAGCGGCTTTACCACCAACATAGATAGCCACTTGGTTATCCGTGATGCCAAAACCTTCTTTCTCAGCAATCTCCGCAGGAGTGGATGCTTCCACAGTCTTAGGCACGCCACCAGTGTGGTATGCCATATAGCGAACTTCAGCCATTAATAGACCTCCGATATGCTTTGAAGGTAATTACTTACGCTTCTGGTTGTCACTGCACTTGCAGTCTTCCTAATGAAAAATCGAGCAATAGGTTTCTTTCCATCCTTAATCATAGTCTTTCTGTAAATACCTTGAGCCCTTCTCAAGATAAATACGCCTTCTTCATATGATGGATAGATACCTATTAACACTTTCTCCCATTCAGTGGGAACTTCTACTTTCTCACCCTTTATGGTGACTTTCTTTGTCTTGAACCACGATGTATAAGACACTTCAAAATTTACCTTCTGGTTCGTAGCCATGGTGCCCTCGTCTTATGTTGTTTCCATAATTCTCTTAAACGGAGATTACCGTTGGCTTTCAATGCTTCGTTTCTCCACCAAATCATTTTCTTACTAACCTGATTTAATTTTACACCAAGCATAATACATATAAGGATAAGTCCAACCATTGTTAGACTTACCCCTAAAGGAATTAGTAATATTTCCATCTTATCTCTCCATAAAATAATTAAAGATAAAGAAGGAGATTATACATAGTACGATTATTATTAATGCAGTATACATGTTACTATACTCTCTTATTTATGGCGACTATCAAAGATAATACGCCCGTTAGGAATTATAACTGCTACTTTTCCTTTGCCATGTGGCTGTACACCACAGACAATATCTGGATACTTCTCTTGAAGACCCTTCACAGTTAACTCGGTTGGTGTTCTCTTTGAGAACTTGGGCTTCATATAAGCCTCCTTTCTTTGTTATAAAAAATCTTTATTATCACACCACTATCACAATTAAGACAAGACTTTCACTTGCCATCACTTTCGTGCATATATGGTTAATATATGTGCTTGTTTCTTGCATACTCAATTGTGACAGCTCACCAGTGTGATTTTTATGGATGCTCTACAGATTTTCACTGCACTTACTTGATGGTCAGTTGACCTCGAGTCCATTGGCAAAAAGCATCCAAACCTTTTAAATATGTCCATAGGCTCCTTGTATCAATCGTTTGTCATCTTTATAAGAAATTTATCACCTACGATAAAAGTGTGTACACCACTACCATATTTAAAATATATTACACGCTTTGGTTACGGTAGTAACCAGTGTAAAAAAAAAAGAATTGCAACAGCCCCCCACCCGTCAGCGGTGAGAGACTGCAAGTCAATACGATTACATAAGGGCTTTGTTTCGGCGTTCTCCGTAAAGGTACATACCCTGATGACTCCCACACCAGCTAACTGACTTCTTCATGAAGTGCAAACTTTAAGCATCCTGCCCTAATACCTTTATCCTTCTTCAGGAGATATTAGGGACGAGAATGTTGTCGACATCTCAGGAACCATTTTTTTATGACTACTATATTCGAATCCCTTTTCATCATCGGTGTCATAAAACGGTATCCCCTTTATACTAATAAGGGCTTAAAATTTAGATGGCAGAGAAGTCCAACTTCGTAAGACTTCCCTGCACATACATCAGATGTTAGAGTGTCTCCACCCTTTTATGCAACTGAGAGTGACTCACCTGCACAGGTTACGAACCATCCACCTGCTACAACTATTAAGAAGTAAAATCTTTACTATATACAAAGAGAGAGACTACTTATCAATCTGGGCTCTTGCACTAAAGAAATGTGCTCAATGACGGGAAAACAAAAAACCCTAAAGTCCCAGAGATTTGTTTCATCTCTCTCTTATATTGCGTTTCATATAACTATCAACTTAATATCCCAGCTTTCGCACAGAGAGTGTAACTTGGTGGATGCAGTTGAGAACCCGTCAACTTCAAATTCACGGGTATGTAATTATACTATGGGCAATTATACAAAGAAAAAGGACTATAATCCGAATAATTAATGATTTAATCATTTCAGGTTATAAAACCTATGTTTTCTTTTGTAAGCATAGAACATAGCCCATAATTGTGCCACCTTCATGCTTCTTAACTTAGTTATGCCATAGTCAGGATATCTCTTCATATTCCAACGAACTAAGTCTTTTTTATACCAACGAATAGTTGGACTGACACTCACTCTACCTGTCATTTTTGTCAATCTCCAATTGTGCTACATAGCAACACGCCTGAACATGTGATGTTGCAATAAACATGTCCAGACTATCGTCACCAGTAGACTCAAAATCGAAGTCCATATAGTGAGCAGACCCTTGAGCCTGCTCATCCATATTCTCCTGATTAACTATATCAGAATCTTCAGGGTTGTCATTGTTCTTGAATAATAATTGAGCTATAGCGACAATGATGAAACTACAGCCAAGTGCAATCATGCCAATATTAATCAGAAAATCCCAGTCCATCATGCAACCGCCCGTAAAAGACGCTTCCTGATGTTCCGTTTGATTTGATTAGCAGTCCTGCCTGAATACTTAAGAAGGGCGTTTTGCCTATACCTTCTTCTTTTTCGGTCTTTAGCCTTTTTATTAGGCATCTTTAACCTCCTGTTTAGGTTTAAGGGACAAATGCTTGGTTACTGATGTCAAATAAGGCTTACCCTTACGATTCTTGACACCCTTTACTTCTTGGATAATTACGACCATCCGTGTTTTCTTACCACGGCTTACCTCAACAGTATGTTTAGGTGCGTACTCAATTCCAATATTACCAAGTTTACTACTAGTTTTACTCATATTTATCTCCATAAATGTCCACTTCCAATAAAAAAGCATTGCTATACACAATCGAGACACAGTATCGGTGCGTCTTGTATCATTCAACAAGTTGAGTTACTATACGATTGGTTACGCCTGTAACATACAACGGTGTCCGATTGCCATACAACAATGCTTTTGCAGTAAAAAAGGAATCGATGACCATCACCAGATTACACCAAGATGACAACACAATAGCGGTCGAAGACCTCATCTATTGTTGGTACTGCTTGTCATCATGCCATAATCAGTGAACACGATTCCCCCACTTGTGGAAGCTACCTAAGAGTCAGTTATATCTTAACTTTCTTTGGCAACGGCTTATAAATCGCAGAATGCGACTTTGTGTCGTCAAAGACAGTGATATCACTTGCTCTTCGGTAGTCAGTATCCTGTATGAACTTTAACTGGTCAAGTTGACTTCCAGCAGAAGCTACACGCTTTGCAGATAGAATATCTGGTAGCTTGCTTTTCTGACTGCATGTCACTTTCAGTGAGTTCGTACGGATACGGTTGCCATCATCATCGGTCTTATGAACGAAGGTCATAATCCCGTTGACATTTTGGCGACTTCCAGCGAATGTGTTGGTTACATTACATTCAAGCATATAGAAGTGAAACATCCTTATAGGGTTGATATTAATGTGCTTTGCACCAGCACAGTCGGTGGCGTATCATAGATACGACTAACAAGTTTACTAAAAACTTATTGTTACGGAAAAGGAAATAGAGAAATGAAATGAACTCTATGGAAACCATAACAATAAGCTTTTAATTTATTGCTAATAGCAAGTAGGGGCAGAATCCCAGCTCGAGAACGAGTGGTCGGCACGACCCGAGTGGTCAGGTACTCCATTGAATGAACTGCCTTGACCATACGGTAGTATGGTGTGGTGTCGTATGACCATTGAAAGGTAGGCGTATGTCTATGAAATACGAGTATGCGAGTCTTCCTATGGACAGGAGATAGGTGCCAGATGTTACACCCAAGGTAGACAAACTGCCTAATCACCCGCGCTTGCGCTGGCTGTGTAGTGCAGGCTTGTCGTTAAGCCTTGG